ATGGAAAGCAGCTAGACAGCAAGGTAGAGTCAGATAAACCTAATTTTTTTGGAGAATTTAAATGAGTAATACCTTATTAACAATCTCGAAAATCACCAACGAAGCGTTGATGGTTCTCGAAAACGAATTAACTTTTACTTCTGAAGTAGACCGTAACTATGACGACCAATTTGCTGTGGTAAATTAATCCTGCCTCAGTTTGACTGTGGTTTTGAGGAGCCAAAATTGGCGCTACAGTCAATGTCCGTAAATTGAACAGGTGTGCGGACATAAAAGTTTCTCTGATTGACTTGGAAGGCTAGAAGTAGCCGACAGGGCGCAAGCGAAAGCAGCGTGAACGACTAAGTGAGAAACCACCGAAAGGTGATGCGATAGTCTGAACAGAGCCATAACAAAAGAAAGCTCTGAGTTTGAGTCGAAGAACTCGAACCGCCATCGAAAGATGGTCAGTAAGCGAAAGCTGAAAGCAACAGAATGAGACCTGGACGCTTCATAGGGACAACAGGGCCAGCCCTGAATGTCGAAGATTTGAACGAAACTAGCGTTCCTGTAACTTTGTCTACACAGTTCCATGTGGATACACAGTTCACAACGCAAGACCTCGCTTTGTCTTTGGATATGTTCTCTGACCGCATTTTGAAGCCAGCAGTTGCAGCTATCGCCAACAAAATTGACTTTGATGGCACTACAACCGCAGCTTTGAATACAGCTAACATCGTAGGCACAGCAGGCACTCCTCCAACTGGTTTATATACATACCTCTCCGCACAGGCTTACCTTGATTCTGAAGGCGCTCCTCGTGATGGTCGCCGTTCATGTATCGTTGAGCCGTTCACTTCTGCAACTATCGTTGACAGCTTGAAAGGCTTATTCGTACCTAACGACAAAATCGGTATGCAATACGAAAAAGGCTTGATGGGTCGTGATTCAGGCGGTATGAACTGGAAGCTTGACCAAAACATCGTTTCACAAACTTTTGGTAACTTCTCCACTTCAACTGTAACTGCTTCTGTAAACACTTCTACAGCAACTGGTTTCTTGAATAGCGGTTGGGCTCAAACATCAACAATCACTTTGACTGCTGCTAATACAGGCACAATCAACTTGAACGCTGGTGATACATTCCAAATCGCAGGTGTATATGCAGTTAACCCACAAAACCGTCAAGCTTACGGCGCAAACAAACTCCGTTCATTCGTAGTTAAGTCTGCTGTTTCTGTAGCTTCAGGTTCAAGCGTTTCTGTAACTGTATCTCCTGCTGTTATTTATGGCGGTCAGTTCCAAAACGTAAGCATCCCTAACCCAGGCGCTTCTGCTGCTGTAACATTCTTCGCAAGCCAATACAACGCAAGCGGTAACGGTGTTGTATCTCCACAGAACATTGTTATGCACCGCAATGCTTACACAATGGCTATGGCTGACCTTGAGTTGCCTGAGGGTGTTCACTTCGCTGGTCGTGCAAGCGATAAGGAAATTGGTTTGTCGATGCGTGTGGTTCGCCAGTACACCATTAACAATGATTCGATTCCAACTCGTGTTGATGTGCTGTACGGTTGGGCTCCTCTCTATCCTGAACTCGCTTGTCGTGTTGCAGCTTAATTAATTAACAGATAAGAAAGGAAACTAATCATGTCTAATCCAGGACCAGCAGTAACCACTTCGTACCACCCATCGAATATCACTACCGTTCAAGCTTTGCGCTTATTGGGAGTTGTTCGTGGTGTAAATTCAAACGCTGTGGGTTCAACAGCAATTCCGTTGAACAATACCAACAACTATTTGCCTACATCCGTTGTTTTCACAAACGCTAATAACGGTGGCGCTACTGCAAATGAAAGCTCAACAGCAGCTTCTATTTACACAGCCCCAGGTGGTGCAGGTGGTTCAGGTGCTGAAGTATTTGCTTTAACAACGCTTGCTAACTTAACAGCCCCTTTGGGTACACAAATTGTTTCTGCTTATGAAAGCACTTTAGCTTTCTCAGCACAAAACTTGTATGTTTATGTTGGTACAGCGTCAGGTGTAGTCGGTACTTTTGATGCCTACATCTACGGTTATGACTTCAGCGTACAACAGTAAGTAATAACTAGCTATAAGGAAAAAGCCATGCCCAAAAAGTGTGGCTTTTTTTCTTTAATACCCTATAATTGAATCACCTTATTTAAAGGAAAAATCATGCCATCTACCACTTTAGCTCGTGGAAATGCAATTAGCACTTTCTACATTTCAGCACCTTTAGCACCAACAGCAGTCGCTTCTACTTCATCTAATCAAACATTTACTGTTCAGGGTATTCAGCCTACAGACCAAATCGTTTTGGTTGGCTTGGTAGGAACTCAAACTGCTGGCATCGTTTATGCAGAAGTAGAAGCAACCGCAGCCAATACTATTCAAATTCAATTTGCTAATATTTCAGGCTCAAGCGCAACTCCTGTAACTGGTAACTATGTAATGCAAATTATTCGCCCTGAAGGTTCATTGCCTGCAACAGCAGTTTAAGGAGCTAAATCATGGCTTATAACTCAGCATTTGCTCCTTTTGGGGCAACTTATCAAGTTGGGACTTCGCCTGTTCAAGTTAAAGCTTCAAACAATGTATATCCATCAGGCTATCGCATTGTTAACTTAACTAGCAGCTTAGTCCATGTTGGATGGGCTCCTCAAGAGCCTTCTGACGCTACTGTAACTCCTGTAGCTACAGCTCCTGGAGCTGGCGCACCTGTAATGAATGTGCTTGCTATTCCTGCAAACGGTGTGGGTGTATTTAGCTCAATTCCACCTAATGCTTGGTTCATAGCAAGTGCAGCTACTAGCGTTGAAATTACCCCAGGTGAAGGCATTAACTAATGACCGACCCAGCAAAAACGATTGACCAAAATCTATTGCCAGTTCAGGCTTATTTTGATGTTTATGGAAATTTTCAAACATTTATAGGTCAAGGCCAACCGTTTTTTGCAAGTATTAGTCCTTATCAATCAGGATTGCATATCACCAATAGTACGATTGATAGCACGACTATTGGTGGAACAACTCCATCTACAGGAGTTTTTACTAATATCTTTACCAATACAGGGACAATTACAACTAATCCTGTAAATGCAACAGATATTGTTCCAAAATCTTATGTTGATAGCGTAGTTCAAGGCTACCAAATAAAACAAGATTGCCAAGTAGCCACAACCGTAAATATAACCTTATCAGGGCTACAAACGATTGATGGCTACACAACATTAGCTGGCGATAGGGTATTAGTAAAAAATCAAACAAGTCAGCCTAATAACGGTATTTATGTAGCTTCTAGCGGAACTTGGTCAAGAAGCTCAGATTGTTCTACTTATGCCTCATTAGTTGCTGCTTTTACTTTTATTCAAAACGGCACAACTCAACAAAACTCAGGCTGGGCTTGCACTATCCCATCAAGCGGAACATTAGGAACAACTCCTATTACTTGGAGTCAATTAAGTAATTCGACAACCTATTTTGCTGGTACAGGGCTAAACCTTAGTTCTTATACATTTAGCATCGCCAATACAACGGTAACTGCTGCTTCTTATGGTTCTGCTTCATCAGTCCCTACTTTTACCGTAAATGCTCAAGGTCAACTAACCGCAGCTTCTAATACTCCAATCGCTATTGGGGCATCACAAGTAACTAGCGGTACTTTTGGCTCTAGTCTGTTATCAGGCTCTTATACAGGCATTACAGGTGTTGGAACGCTTACCGCAGGCACTTGGAACGCAAACACCATAGGAGTCGCTTATGGAGGCACAGGAGCGACTTCTTTAACTGGTTACATTAAAGGCAATGGAACAAGTGCATTTACTGCATCTGCGACTGTTCCAACAACTGATTTAAGTGGAACAATTACCAATGCACAATTGGCAAATAGCACTATTAGTGGTGTATCTCTTGGCGGTAATTTATTTAGCTTAACTGCTGGAACAAATATTAGCTTTAGCTCAGGAACAACCTACAATGGTTCTGCTGCTATTACCATTAATGCCTCTAGCACTATGGTTTACCCTAGTGCTGGCATTGCAAATAGCACAGGAAGTGCATGGGGAACTTCTTACTCCACTAGCGGT